GTCTGTTGCAATATTGCCTCAAGATCAGACATTACATCATCATATATCTTTTGTTCTGCATCAATCGCACGCTGAGGAGCTAATGCATCATCAATTAGTTTTTGCCGTTGTTCTTTTGCAACACGAACCTTTTCTTTCCAGAATTTAACTAACTCAGTATCTGTAGTTTGTTTCGGAAGTTTAGTTTTAAACTCTCCAGTAACTAGTTGATTCCAAATTTCAGAAAACTGGTCTTGCAATCCACGAGCAGTTAATGCTTGCGAAAGATTTTCCTTTAGTTGCGCTTCAACCTTGTCTGGCGTCTGTGTTGCAGGTCTAATTTTTCGAGAAGTAGTCTTAATTTGATTTATAACCTCTTCGTACATCCCCGCTAGTTTTATCTTACGATCCATTGATAGTTCTTGGTATCTAGTTGAAGCAGATAGTAATGAGAATTGTGTGTGAAGCTTTTCTATATCGTCATTTGTGATTTCTTCGTTCTTCTCTAGTTTATCAAATATAAACTCAAAAGCTCGCTTAACCTCAGCTTCTAGTTTCGCCTGCTTCTTTGCGACTTTATACTTACGCTCTAATGAAGCCCACAATGCGTCAGGTTCTCCCTTAGTCTCTTTCCGTTTCCCACCAAACGCCATGTTTAGTTCATGATCGCTAACTTTGATTCCGATCCGTTCTTTGAATAAGTCTCTCAACTCTTTTACGGTAGATGCTTGTTTGTCATGGATGTATTCCTTAAATAATTGCTGAACTGCTCTAGCTTGTTTTGCCGTGAATATCCCGCTAAATTCTTCACCAAGCATTGTCTTTAGCTTTTGCTCCAATGTAGGAATATCATCTTTTTTCTTTTCAGATTTTAGCTTAATATCTTTTGCCATTTCGGCAATATCTTCGTTTAGATGCTTTTCTTCTAATAATAACTGGTTGTTTACATGATTGCTAACTTCATCCTCAGCGGCCTTTGCTTCCGAGGTAATTCGCTTTAATTCAGCAAACTCCTCAGGACTAGGTTGCCGGCCAATCGTTTTTGTAAACTGAATTGTGGCTTGTGATAAATCTGTATATCCCAACTGCTTATTTAATTGTCCTTGTGCGTTCATAATCTGAGCCGCTTCTGACATTTTCTTTGGAACAATATTTACCAAAGGTTCAAGTTTTCCTGTTATTTCATTCCATTTTGCATCATAGGATGCCGGAGCCATTGCTTCCCGAGATTCATTTAATATATCCAATGCTCCAACAAGTCGCTTAGTTTCAACCATTAAAACGGTCATATCAGTTGGCGTTAGAGAATATCCATCATTTACTTTATCAATAATTTGTTGACCATTTATCGGCGTTTTGCTCGTCTTGATGTCATTGATTATTTTCTTTGTTTCCATTGGGTCTAAAGCAACGCCAAACCGTTCGCGTAATGAATCTACCAAAGTGGTTCCAGCTTCAAATTCTCGAAGATTATCGCTGAACTGTTCGGCATCTCTTTCTTGCTCGTATTTAATAATCCCCTGCTCTTGCTCATTTAAAGGCTCTTCTTCCGGCTCTACAATAGTATCTGACTGTAGACCTGTTTGAGCGTTAATAATATCGAGCATCTCTGAATCTTCAGGTGTTAAATCTTCACGTTTGCGCAGAACGGTTAATTCATTTTTAGGTTGTACTGTTTCGCCATCTGTAATCTCCTCTTCTACTCCAACATTATTCTGATTAAACATTGCCTGTGCCGCTTTGTCTCCACGGATCGCCTTCTTAAATAATTCCAATTGTTCATTAGGAAAAAACATCTCATCCAGCTTCTCATTACTAGGAATCTTTTCTCCTATAATTGCAAACTCTTCCGGTGTATAAACTTTATCAAATAAGACCGGAGACATTTCTGGACGTTTGATTATCTCATTTTTAGCTGGTGATTCGTCCTTATCGATCTCAAATGTTGGAACTAAATCATCTTGCCCCTCAACTGGTACTGGTTGATCGTTAATTGTTAAGTCAGAATACTGTTTAGATGGGTCTAGTTGCTTTTCTACACCAACATCTGTAGTATCTTCGCCATCTGTACTTTTTACTTTAAGCATTGACGAAAACGCGTTTGATCCCGCCCCGAGTGTTACACCAGTTAAAATCCCTAACGCCTGCGAATCTTCTAGTCCTTCGTTCCATGGACGTTCAGATGCTAGGTTAGAGGTAATAGTCTCTATAGTTCCTTGTGGCAATTCCTCTGCAAATCCTTCAAAAAATGCACCTAATGGAACGGCATATGCTTTTCGCATTTGCTTAGATGATAACCCGCCTTTCGATACAATCACGGAATCAATATCTGCCAATCCTAATTCATCCTGCAATCTACCAGATGCCATTGATATAAGCGCGGTTGATAATCCAGATGTTGCAACTAGAGCTTTTTGCTTATCGGTTAAATCACCAGATTGATTACCGGCTATTTCAGAAGTCTGCATACCTGCCGACGTAAGAGCCTCTCCAATACCAGATTGGACAACCTTTCCAAGTTTAACCGATCGTCCGATTGCGCCACCAAATAACATTGGCCCTACCGATTCGATAAGTCCTTTTCGTATAACTTCTGGATTCTGTATAGCAGTACCTATTTTGTTAAACACTCCAGACGCTTGAGCAACAGATTCAATGGCATTTTTAGTTTCTTGTGATTGTAATTCGTTATAAAATTTACGAGCATTGTCGAAATTTATCCCGATTTTCTTTAGTTGTTGAGTTGGTAAAGGAGATTCTACACCAAATTCATACATTATTTTTTTTGTTATAAATGGTGCAGATGCAGGATTATATGTTGCCGCAATATCTAATAATCCAAAAAACGCTTGAGCTGTATTAATAGATAAGTTTAAAGTCTCTAATCCTATATCCTTCGCAGTATCTTTTGCCCAGTTAGATTCCGGTTTAGGTTGTAGAGTCTTTTTAACATTGCCAAGTGGTTTTGTTGAATAAACCTGCTTCATTGATTCAACAGCATTTGAAGCAGATCCGCCATAGTATTTATCTAAATTCGTCTGAGCCTGTTCTTGTGATAATTCTAATTCATATTTCCGCTTCTTTAACGCAATATATTTTGCCATATGCGTCATATTTTGGTCTTCATTTGGTGTTGCAGATGCAGTGTTCAAGACTTCAAGCGCAACTTCATTTGATAGTTCTTCGTTCATATAGTTTTTCTATTTATTAAGCATTATATTTTTGGTTAGAGCGTCAGATAGACCAAGCTTTTGACTCATTACGGAAATATTTACATTCAAGGAAAGACCTTCAATAGCTTCTTTTCTAACTTTTTCAGCACTTTCAAGATCTCCGCTATTAACTAGTGTGTAATATTTTTCAGAAAATTTATAAAATATTTTCCACAAAGACGGATCTTTAGCTGAAATGACAGACTTCTGAGTCATGTTAAACATTTCAGATATTTGCTTTTGTGATGGGGACAATGAGTTAGGAATAATCTTTTCCATGAGAGAATAATATAATGCGTTTTTTATTTCTGGACTAGATTGTAGTCCCTCTATTTCACTCTGTAATTCGCTTACTTTTTTGAAGTCAATATCTTCTTTTGTGAAATGTCCCAGACGAATTTCTCCTTCATCTTCGTTCATATCAAGTTCTGTCTTATTTATATCGTTAATTCTACTTGCTAAATCATTAACTACACCATAATCAAAATCAGTTTTGCGAATATGTGCCGCCGCAGATGGATTCATAAGCGCATCTCTATTTATATTTCCTACGCTTGCCGCGATTTTAGCACTATCTACTGACGCATTTCCGATTTGTTCGTCAAACGCTTGCACCATTTGGCTTCTTAAAGCTTCGACCTGATTAGGGTCTTTTGTCTTTACGGCTGTATATAGCGCAGTACTTGCTTCGCTTTTAAATCCTGTATCAATTTTGTTGAAATAATTTATCATTGAAACTTGATCTTTAGGCTTTAGTTTGTTTTTAACGGAGTCGAACCGAGCCATAGACTTGTTTAAATCATCTTTAGTTTCGATTCTGTCGGCTCCAATAAATCCAAGAGTGGCCCTTGTGAATATAGAATTAGCTTGAACTTCTGGAACATTGTATTGATTTATCAGCTTATCTCTCGCCGCTGTTCCAGTATCAAAATCTCCAAACGCAATAGCATCATTCATCTCTACTGTAGAGTTATCTATCCCAATATTTCTAGCTAATACCTGAGATTCGTATTTAATACCTGCTAGTTGATTTTCTGAAAGCTTTATAATATCACTTCCGATCTTTATTTCTCCTACAGTTGCGATCCTATCCAATTCTTCTGCGTTATTATTAAGTTTTAGCGTATTTACATGAGTTTCTATAGCTACTGATTCCTGTTGTGCAATGTATTGGTTTAACAATTTAGGTTTATCCTGAGGATTAATTGTACCTATTTCAACTCGTTTGCTAAGGGCGTATTCAATAGAATTTTTTGGTGAAAGTGTTTCTCCGGTTTCTGGATTTTCATATCCAATTCCACGCTTTGCGTTTTCTTGAATTTCAACAAATGCCGAATCCATTATCCCAATTTCAGCTTTATGTATATATCCACCAGTCCCAACAGATTTAATTCTAAATTTTTCCTTTGAATCCTCATATACAACAGACAGCTTTTCCTTTGCTCTTGGTGATAGTTTAAGACTAGAAAAATACTCGTCCTTCTTTTTCTGATTAACATCCACAACTACCTTCATCTCATCAGGATTGGTCATCGTCGATAACTGTTGTTCAGCCGCTAAATCCATATTCTGAAAAGCATTAACGCTTTTAGCTATATCCGCAGAGTCTTGTAGTTCAGCTTTTCTTGCAGAATAAGCCATCATCTTTTCGCCCAATCCACTAACCTGATCTCCAGCTCTAGCAACAGCATCCCAAACAGCTCCAGCTTGCTGTACATTTCCCCTAGGTTGACTTACTACTCCAGCCTGATTCTGAGTTTTATATAAAGGTATTTGTGGCATATTTTGTTCCTATCCTGTTGTCTTAGCCGCACTATATGACATAGCCGCAGACCCAGTTCCAGTTAATAACGTTGCTCCTGCTCCAATATTTGCAGAACGTGCCGCCATCTTTCCAGAATACTTATCCAGTTTCGCCTGCGCTCTAGACGCTTGCGCCTGCATCGCTCCGGTTCTTTGCATATTCATTACATCCATTTCCATCTTTCCGGCTTCTTCTGCCATCACTAAAAGCGGCGTTCCAGAAGATGCCATCGCTCCGCTAGCCGAATATCCAGCCTCCTGACTAGCTCGGATCCTACGGTTTTCATCGCGCATACGCTCTGTTTCAGCCTTAGTAGCTTGTTCTCTTGCAATGGCTTCATTATTAGCTAATCTAGCATTATAATTTGCCATAGCCTTTTGAGCCTGACCTGCTTGGTAAGTTCCATATGCGGAAAGCGCAGTGCCAGCTATTGCCGCAATAGCTCCGATTAGTGCTACCATATAAAAACTCCGATAAAATTACTCATCCCTTAACCTCCACAGTTGGTATCATAGCAATTACAGTTATAGGAAGCGGTTTGTCCTGAACTACATAACACGTATGCAGAAACTCATAAGAATTATCAAACGAAATCTTCTTTTCTCCACTAAATAAATCAACCTGAGCATCCATCACATCGCCAGTTGTTCTAAAGATAACCTGTTCAAGCCGATCTAGAGTCTGCCCAACCTTCGCATTTATCGTATCTTTGAAACGAAGAACAGCCTTGAATAGTCCTTTATGCTTGCCCATTGGCTGAATAAACTGAATTTGCGGTTCAACATACATAGGTGCCATAGTTGATGTATATGGAAGTCCAACAACAAAACGTGTTCCGGCTTTGGATGGCGTAACAACACCAGATGTTACAGTTTGATCTGGGTCAACCATGCCATCACGCAAAATTGCCACGGATTTGCCCTCTAGATGAGAAACGCTTATGTTTCCAGCCGGAGATGTTGCTGTTACATAAAAGTCCTGTCCTGCCCATTCTGTAGCGATATTTGAACCCCATTCGCGCTTATCGAACTTCCCAATAAAACGTTTGCGGGCATTTCCAACCGTTATCGCACAAGAAACCCAGACTTCATCCTCATCATTATCTTTTGGCAAAACACAAACGCTCTCAAAATCTCCGTTCCCACCATCTACTGTCCAGCGATACCACCCAGTAACTTCCTGATCCCTCTCGTATGTCATTGGGATCATAGTTCCATCAGCACGAATTGCCAAATAAACATTATCTGGCTGTTGCTGATATGCCGCCGTTGTAATTCCACCCGCTGTAATATGCTCGGAAAGTATTGTTAAATCAGGAGCTACATAATCATCAACATCGAAGCGATACGTGAACTCTCGAACTTTACGGCCCTGACGCATAACAAATAAGCCAGCCGAATTCACAAGTACAGCCTGTACATTATTCGATCCGTATGTAGTTTTTCGTTTAAGCGCAAAGCTAGACGGCGTTACAGGTTTATTATCACTCTCCGCCTCTAATACCCATTCGGAACCAACCGTTCCAATAACAAGTGTTTTCTGTGGAAGTAACCATCGAATCTCATCAATAAGTCCAGATCCAATTGTTAGATTAATTGCGGCAGTATCTAATGAACCAAGTTCAAAATTTTCAAAATCATTAATCTTAGAAGACCAAATCGTATTCGGTTTATTCAGTGTCCCGGCATACCACGTTCTATTTTCCCAAATTGTAACCGCAGTCGGGAATCCTCTATATGTAGACCATGCTCCCTCAGTCCATCGTTTTGTAGCAGTAGTATTTCCAAGCTTCTGGACTACGGTAGCAGAAACAGTTGTCGTATTTGTATATCCTGTTATTTTTACTAATCCTTTTGTGTAGAACTCGTTCACAACAAGACGGAATCCACCAGTTGCGGCAGTAGCAGTTACGGCATAAATCGCAGAACTTTCTTCTTCTTCCCACAATGTGTCTACATTTCTTCCATTTAGATTATATTGACGGAATTTTTCCCAATTAGTACCACCATCAATAGTTCTCCATACAACAATATCGTCAGTTGATAACCATGTTCCAGTTGTTGTAAATGTTATATCTCCTCTTCCAGATAAAACGTTCGTTGTTGAGCTTGCCGGATTTGCTGGCCCAGCACCCGTTGCATTTAAAACACTTAAAACATTATTCGTTCTAACATGTTCAATTTCAAAATAAGCACCGACATGGTTAGCGTCAAAGAAATTAGATGAAGCTGTTAGTGTTATACTTCCAGTAGTTGCACTTGGAGTTAATGTAATCGCTGTCGTATTAGTATCAAGTAATGCCGGATATTCAGGAACCTGCTCGACAAGAGTCCAACTTGTATCACCAAATCTTGATAGTTTTTGAACAGGATAGCTTGGATGAACAAACCACATTACGTCTGCGCTTTGTGTAAATTTTAATCCATATACATTAGAGACAGTCCACGGAGTAGGAATTTCATAAGCTAGATCACTTGCCCCAGCTGTAGCAACCCATTTCCCATTAGATAAATCAGTTGCAAATGTTCCAGATGTATGAGCAACTAAGCATCTATAATGAACACTGGAATTAGTTACTAAATCCCCTATCGAATATGCTGTTGTAGTCAACCATGCAGAATATGTTTTTGTTAGTTGCGCCCCATTTTTATAGAAGCGAGCATATAAGTTCCCTAATTCAATTACGTAAGCCTGCGAGCTAGAAAACTCAAACGAAATTAATCTGACTTTTTCATTATTCTTTGCAGTAGAAATGTACTTAATAGCAGGTCTACGAACCGCACCACCATATGGAAGAATTTGGAAATTTTCCATAGTTAAGCATCCAGAATTATATTTGCTTAAATCGTTTCTGGCGTATAAATATGGCGATAGTTCTCCAGCATTAAAGCTATTAATAACCTGCTGATTTGCCATAAACTACTTCCCAATTAAATGCTTTAAATACCAATATGGTGACTTTGTTCCAGCACCACGAATTGAATCACGAATAAGTTGCAGAGAAACATCCGCTGGTTTCTCTTGTTTAGATTCAATCTCAACAACTGCAACCGGATCAATGGCAACAGTTTCTGCAAACTGCTCTTCTGGAATAACGCTTAAATGACTCTTTAGACCAAATTTTTCTTTTACTTCATCATTCGTCATTCCGTTAGCTTTTGCGTATTCAAACACTTTCATTATAACACTCCGTAGTTAGATGCTTCAAATGCAGGCAAGCTATTCGCCGTATTTGATGCACTGGTAAATGATGCCTCAATCCATTCGCTATCAACCATTGCGATTCGATGTCCTTCAAAACTATTAACTCTACGAGCTTCTGGCATAATTACCGTTGACAATTCATCCTCTAACATACGAACCAAATTTGAATCTTCTGTTAATGGATAGGCTAGTTTTGCCGCAAGAGTTGTATACAAAGCACGAATAAACAAATCATCCATCTGATTCGGATCTGTAATATATTTAATATACAAAAGATATATCGGATCGTAATTTGTTAGAAGCATCCGTCCGTTAATTTCATATTCCAACTTCTCTCTATAAAATTGCTGTGTATCTGTTGATCTTGCTATTTTTAAAACTCGAATGCAGTCCGCTGGTAATGCGTATTGATATTTGAATCCAAATGTAGGAGTAGTCACACTTTGAGCCAGTTGGCTTCTGGCTTTTGCACAATTCCACGCATGAAGCCGTAAAACTTCTCTTAACGAAGGCTCATAGAATTTCTTAACTAAATTTGCTTCTTTTTTCTGCTGGTCAAATGATGTTATTTGTCCGCCTTCATCGCCTATTTTAGCAAGAGCCAAGTTTGCTATTTGTACATTCGTATAAGACATAACACCACCGATTTTAAATTTAAAAACTAGGGAGGAGTCACCGCTGTGAACCTCACTCCCTTTTTACTGGCAACTAACTTTATTCGTCAGTTACAATCTTCACATAGCCGTACATATCAACAGTATCAGCCCAGTCAGCACCACCAACTGTAGCGATAATTTTCTTTCCAGAAACATCACTATTCATCAGGCAATACTCGAGATATGTTGAATTTGTATCAGCAGATGTAGGAATGGTTGCATCAGGAGTCAGAACAACTCCGCCAGCCGTTACAGCAAGCGTTGTGGCCGCCGCAACGCCATTACTTCCATTGTGATTCAAATGCAACGAAACCGCCTTGCATTTCTGCGGTAACGTAGCGGTCAACTCAATCACATCACCACTATTTATTAACGCAACAGATGCGTCGATAAAAATAGGAATGATCTGCGGATTACCACGATACTCGGATTTACGAGCCAACGTGCCAGCTTCAATCGTCGAAACGATAGGATTTTTATAGGTAGCCATAATTATTTCTCCTTTTTAATTAAGCAGGACTTTGATCGCAAGGAATTACGCGGACTTTTTCATCTTCCATACGAACTGCACCAAGACCAGCCTTGATGTAAGCGTACCAGTTGAATCCTTTATCAGCACGCTCGCTCATTTTTGTAACAACATCAGGATTGATTTCAAGCAATGCCGCATCCTGTACGAATGCAAAGCAAGCACGAATATCCGTCGAGTCGGTATCAGCCCATGCACCTGCGGCAGTAAGATCGCTATCAGCAATTCTGAAACCAGTTCCAGCCGTATTCATGAACGGAACGATGTTTGTTACCAAGAAGTCACAGCCCATATAATTGCGAATCATAGCGGGAACGCCATCGATAGGACGTGCACCCGTGAAATCGCTGTTAATGAACTCGTCTTGCTTCATCATATCATTCCACTGATTGTAGCTGATTACGATGCAAGGACGGTTAGTTTCGATGTCAACATTGTCATTACCAAAGTCGGTCAAAACTTGTGTCAACTTTTCGTATGTAAATCCAGCGTTCCCAGAGGATGCGCCAAGCTGAACATCAAGAATGTTTCCAGCAACAAACGGAACATCCGTTTCTCCATTGTCGCCACCTTTAGCGGTTCCAAGCAATGCTTGCTGAATAATAATATCCTCTTGACGTTTGAACTTATTCATCATTGTTACAAGCTTTTGAGCCTGTAAGTCAGTTGAAATACGAACAATATCAGACCAGTCCATAAACTGACCGTCTTCAAAATCCTGACGAGTTACACGCCGACGACTATAATCCTGTTCAGAAACAGGACTATCACCGAAACGATTAGTGCGCTTGCTAGGAAGTCCGCCGCCACTTACACGTTGATACACACCTTCTTTGCGATAAAGATCGCCAGAAGCCAACTGAACTTTAGACCGCATTTTACCGCCAAGCACTTCAACAGTGCGACGGACATTGCGATCAAAACCTACTACGTAGGCATTATTAATTTCGCCCATAGTTATTCTCCATTTTATTTGATCACGTTTTGTTATTTTTCGGTCTGAGTTTCCGCACCATGCGGGTCTTCCCTAGATTTATAGCCTCTCGGCTTACTATTATTGGTGCGAAGGCTCTCAAATGGAGAGGTGTCTTCTGTTTAACTTATCTATATTTAATCTAAATATCGTTTGTCAACTATTTTTATTTAGAAAGTTTCATTAAAAGTTCTGTTCTTGCTTTTACTAACTGCGAGTATTCAGCACTTCCTCGATCTGTTGTAAGCATTTTATTTTCAAGTTCTAACAACCCATCACTAATTGTAGCGTAATTATCTGTTTTCGCAGTCTCAACAAGTTTGTCCTCGCTAATGGCTGGGCCAATCTTTTCAAGCAATGCCTTTAATACTAAAGGCTCATGAGATAATCCCGTTTCAAGTAGCAAGTCCTTAATACCTAAATGCTCTGCAATTTGTGTAGCTTTAGCATCATTATACTCAAACTTGGTACCCCACTCTTTTTTAATCTCATCTATTTTCTGCGCTTTATATTGTTCCGTTGCCGTTTTAATCTTTTCCGTTGCGGAATTATAGCGTTTAGCATCAAAGTCTATCAGCTTTTGTGCTGTTTCCTTTGGAAGACCAAGCTCTTTTGCCATAACTGCAAATTCATTTAATGCTTCATTATCATAAAAAGCATCTTCTGGAATATCTGTTGGTTTAGTTAGCCCGTAATCTTTAGGATCGCTTGGAACGCCCATAATTTCGTGGCGTTTTGCAACAATAACCGGATCCGTCGATTTCCAAAAGTCCTCTCCCTTTTTCCCAATTAGTGAACTTGCATTGATTGTTCCCTTAACTAAATCAACAATGTTTGTGTATTTCTGAATTGAACTGTGCTTCCCAATTTCCTCAGGTAATTTTGAGTGAAATTCCGGTTTAAATGTTCCATCAGAGTTAATCAGGTCATTGTAATTAAATGTTACACTTCCCGATTTTTCTGGCGCAGAGTTACCAACGAGCGTCGTTGTTTGTTCTACGGTATCAGTTGTTTCGGTCGTTTCTGACCCTACTACATCATCCATTACTATTCTCCTATTGTTGTTTTGTTAATGCTTCAATATACTTGAAAAAATCCTGCATACCATTTCTATAAGCACATTCAGCGTGTGTTAAGCCCGACCCAGCGTAATGACTTAAATGCGTTTGGAGCTTGTCGTCAGCTATAACACCACACCGAACTGCTAAATCTTTTAAAACCATATTTCCTTCTGCCGACCCAAAGGCATATCTATATGCACCAACTAGCTTTTCAGCTTCCTGATTTGTCATTTAAGAACCTTTCTTGCTTTCCCATAGAACCAAGCCTGCCCACCACGAACTATTCCTTTTGAATTATCGTAAAATCTAGCGAAACCACTTTCAACAATTCCTGAACTGTTTTCATAAAACTTTGCATATCCACTAACAACAGTTCCAGTGGATGTTCCAAAGTAAAATCCTCGTGTTTCTGTTACATGATTCCCGGATGTATAAATCCATCTTGTCGCTTTTTGCGACATAATACTTTTAATCCTATCCTCTGTCTCAATATCAGGGGTCTGCCTCATACAACACGTTGCCGCAGAGTTATATCTAATGTTCCACGTTGAAACATCACTAGAAGGTTTATATATATCTGGCCCAAAATCAAACGCCCAAACACGCGACTCATTTGACATTATATCTCTAATCCCAAATTCTTCACAAATAGTACTATGCGAATCAGATACATCTGAAACATAAACAGATACATTTCCACCAAACTCTATCGCATATCCGCTTATTGGCTCGCTCATATTACATTCCCTGTTTCATCATTAAGTCTGCCGCAGAACCTTCTTCAGGCTTCTTTGTTCCCTTATTATATGCGTCTGCCAATGCCGGCATTGCCTGCGAAGCCATCTGCTGTTGCGCCGCCTGCACTTTTGCATTTTGAATCTCTTCAACTTCTGCACTAGAACGAAGAACATTCATACTAGCTCCATTTCCATACCATGTCTGTCTAAACAATTTCGCCGGATCAACATTATCAAAAACACCAGCAACTTCTGGAATATATTGCGCCGTCTCTGCAAACATCTGCAACGTTTGAAATGCTCCCATAACCTCGAAGCTCTTAGTTGCTAAACTAATCTTTCCAACATATTCAATTTCAAATGACGGGTCTTCTGCAATTTGCGGTGGCGCATCTGGAAGTTTTTTAGCCTTTTGCAGTAAATAATAAACATACGTTAACATCGGCGTTACAACCTCATCCTGATACCGATTAGTAAATGGAGCCAAAGCCATTAAATCCGTACTCATTCGAGCGTTAGTTTCAGTTGCGCTAATCTCTCTCTTGACTTCATCAAGCGGTCTAAATAAATGATTAAAGAACGCTCTCTTAATTGCCGCTTCATGGAACTGGTACATTTCAAAGGCAATATTCGGATCACCATTTGGAGCAAGCCGTTCTGGTTTACCAAATTGTCCGCTACTTGCTCTCCAGTAAATCAATGCACCAGCTCTATTCGGATTCCCCTCAAAATTAACGCTATCATCATCAGGTAATAACCATTGCGGGTTAGCGTGCTCTTCTGCCGCCGCTATTGCAGACCTATAAATCGCATTTGTACGTCTCGTTGTAGCAAGAACCATCATCATCGGAGAACGACCGTATTCCTCATCATTACCAATTGCAAAACGCCCAACAAAATACGGCATATAATCATATCCGCTCTCTTTTATAATTGATTTCGTTTTTAGGCATACATATCGACTCGCCCATTTTTTATTTTTAGCGTTAATTTTGCTTGCATCGTAATCAGTTCTAGGCATTACAAGGTGAATAACCTCGTATTTCTTATCTGAACAGTCGGCTCCTGACTTCATGTATGTTTCAATTTCATCAAGCCCTGCCTCTTTCAATGCTTCCGGCCCAAACTCTTGCATCATCTGCCGACCATCTAGCTTTAATTTTCGTCCAACCGTATCAACACGCCCTTTATTGTTTGTCTTGATTCTATAGTCTGCGACACTAAATGACCGAAATCTAATAACCCCATCATCATCCGCTTCGGCATAAACATTATTAGTTCCAAAACATCCCAAATCTAGCAGGCTCTCCTGAATTTCCTGCGCAAAATTACTCTCAAGCAATGTAGTATGGATCTTACGACTAACATTTTCAAAATAGTCAGCTACATCACTTTCAGCCATCATTTCAGGAGATGGATGCTTAAACTTCGCCCATACAGACGACGGCGGAAACATATACGAATACATCCCACTGGCAAAATTAAAATTTGCCTCAATGGGTGTATCCGTCATCCGTTGCGGAGGCTTCTCAAGCCCACCGACCCTAACCCTGCTAATATTATCTTTATTAGGCAAACACCAATCAGCACACTCTTGCCATAGAGTTTCCCAGTTTTTATTGGAATGCTCCATGTGATTCCACATTTTTACATATGCTGATCCGTCTTTTCCCATATTATTGTCCCAATAAAGTTTTTCCGCCAGCAGGATTCGTTTGCTCGGTTAATATCGTCGAACCACGTCCGCCACTTATAAGCATTTTGCGCTTTATTACATCCGCCTCCTGCGCTACATCTGCACTCGTTTTACTTGGTGCAGGTGATGGAGGAGGAGGAGCCTTTGGTTTACCTCCGCCACCCATATTATTCCTCCCCTACAACAACAAATCCTTTGAGCGTCGTGTTCGTGATCGTGCGCCCCACAACCATAACTTCGTTAGGAGACAAATATACAGGTGTTGTAATGGAAATAACAACATTAGAATTTGCACCTGTTACATGAGATCCAACCGGAATATTGACGCTATTCGACACTTTATACAGCGTCACTGTGTCATTCGTAGCACTAGCAACACCATACAACGACTTAATATACCACCGCTGACTTTCGCTAGTATTCGTGATGGACTGCGACAAACTACCACTAGCACTCGCAATCGAAAACACTTTATCTTCACTAAATGCACCAAAACCAACACCAATAAACGCCAACGCAACAATAATTTTAGTTTTCATAATACTTTCTCCACTTTTGTTATTAACTGTTTCATGTTATATACCTTGTCCGCGCCGTCATATCGGCGAAAAACAACATATTTTTGTTGGCTTGGAATTAACTCCAACACCCTTTTTAACTTTCCTGCGTATACGAATATAAACCAACAGCTCTTGTCAATATCTTTATTCGAATTTTGTCCAATTATTTTATCTAACGTGCTAATTTTCGCCATAACAAAGCAATCTTCACCACTATAAACCCATCCTTCCCTCAAATATTCGCCAAGTTTCTCATCAAAATCATATCCATGTGCAACACACAGCTTTTCTGCAACATACACTGGCTTAATTATGCTATCAACATCCATGATCCCTCCGTATTATATATTCGTTTACTATCTTTCTTTTCAATTTCCCTCAAATATGGCTGTACAATCCTTAAATGCCTCCCCACCGCCAACTGCCGAATCGCATCAACACCATGACTCGCACCCCTACATATCGAACAATTATTTTTATGACACGGTTTCCCAGTGTTTTCATTCTCATGATAATTTGCTAAATATGTTATTAACTGGCTACACTTCCCCCCATCAAATGACCAATTAACCAAATCTCTCCTCATAATTTCAATATCATCACTTACACTATTCGTCTTCGGAACATATCTCAAATCAATTCCATAATTCCGCCGCGCCGTTTCTTTCATGTCCTCCCCGCTCCACGTATCACTTCTCTTCCCGTCGTGCGGAATAAAATGCCCTCCATACCGATATCCCTTATTTATTATATGCTCAAAGTAATGGCCACGAAGCAATCCACTATTTTCATAATAATCAATAATCCGAACATTCCCTTCTCCCTCCTGATCAATCTGTGCAAACACAATACACGTTTTATCGCTAGTTTGCTTGTCCCCTCCCAAATCCCAAAACGTATACACCACGTCCCTCGGATCATATTTAGCATTAGTTTTTCCGCCCTGCTCCAGTCTCTTCATCTCATAAGAAAAATACGTCCCGCCAATAATCGTTACAGCCTCATTTAAAAACTCCTGCCTAGTCCTCGCGTAATTCGCACCACTGTCAACTTCCCACTGAATATTATCATACTCTCTCCCGGTCGCAGGATTTATTTTCCCTTCTAACTCAGGATTTACGCTAATCGCATACTCTTTCGGAGTTCCTGCCGGAGTCTTCCAGTAATATAACTTCGTGTGTTCAGGCCTCAACCACTGCGAATACCACCCATTCACCCCATCATTCCTAATAATATCCTGATACAAATGGTTTTCCTGCCCCCTCATAGTTCCATTAAATATCGCCCACCCATTATTCTGCCTAATAATCGGACGAATATAATCAAACATTTCAGGCTTCTGATTCTGCCACTCACTAAATACAAACCCCTTCCCGTCATTCCCTACAACCTTCCCTGTATCAGTCCCTTTCATCCGTATAATTGATCCGTTTATCAACTCAATAAAATGATCGCTATTGTTCTTCCGCTTCACAATAAAATCAGGACACAGCAAGTCAACCATGCTCCCGCTCTTCCCGTTAATCGTCGTAATACTATCCCACAATATCTCTTTCCCATCCTCCAACGTCGGAAAACAATAATAATACGTCCCAACCGTAATCATCGCCTGTCTAACCATATAACTAAAGCACGTTACATCTTTCCCATGTCGCCGTGGCCAGCTAATTACAGCATATCTTGCCCCGTTATCCATCGCTCGCCAAAAATCTAGCTGATAACCTCTAGGCTCAATTACAGGAATCTTATGCTTTATCATCTAACTCCTTAACCTTTTCATCCTTGTAGTTCATTACCACAATCGTTATATCACGATCCTTCCCCCTCAAATTAAAAATATCCTTAAACTGCGCTATCTCCGCCGCAGTTAAATCACCACTAACAAGTTTCTTGTCCAGAAACCTTGTCAATTCCAAGCTCCTCTCCTCATCAGTCAATATCCCCTTCTCACTCTCTGCTTTCTTCTTTAATACCTGCCTTCCAATCTCGTGCTCATGCCAATCTTTAACATTCGCCCACACACTCTTCGCAATACTAAACATTAAACTGTTATTCGCACTTTCATCACTACTCGCTAACTTCCCCCTAAATCCATATTTCAATGTATCGTATATTCGACGCTCATCCATTATAAAACCCTCCACTTTTTCCCAACCTTTATCACTACACATACCATATGTCAACTCATTTGTCAACTTTACAAGTGTTTATGCCGAATTTTCAAATTTTGGGGGAGGGTCGTAACCACGCACCAGCAGGCGAATCAAACCCCACCCC